AAGGAATAGTGCTTCCTCCACCGGGAGCGCCTCCACCATTATTTCCTGTTTGCCCACCTCCACCAGAACGAATTGTAAACACAGTTCCTGATACAAAAGTTATCATCCCTGATGAAAACCCTCCTGCTCCTCCATAAAGAGAGCCTCCGCCGCCACCTCCGCCCCACATTTTTACAAGCATAGAACCTGTATTTTGCATTGTGGCTGTTCTTAGTGTGTCATCAGCAAAATTATAAACATCTCCACTACCTAAATTGTAAGTAGTGGCTCCTATGGTAAATATGGCTGGTCCTCCGCCGCCACTTCGACCCATTGCTCTAGATGATATT